AGTGGATATTTGGGTACCGATAGAGAAATTCCTCGTCGCTGGAATTTCTTCTACCTTGTTCATACTATAGCGTTATTTCTCGGGTTATAACAACTACGTGTCTCAATTTTTATAAGTGCAATGTGTAATGGTTCATTAAGCAAGCATCCTATCCTATCTCTCTCTCTCTCTCTCAGGTTATCTATATTTAAACGAATGGTCGACGCTCCATTTCGTTTTGGACAGCCGATAACCAGGCTGTCAGTGCCTCATCCAGTAAGCTAATCTTATTGTTCAGATTACCCTTAAGTTTCGAGTATATGGGTGATGATTCTTATCAAATCTGAACCTGTTCCACATGTTCCGGCTGGTATGAATTTGTTAGCTTATTATGAGACGCCCCTTGTGAATAATGTAAATGCTAAATTTTTCGTAGGTTTAGAACATTTTGTGGTTCTATAATTTACATAATTCCTTTGGAAGATGAGATTCGCATCTTTCGAATCAAAGTTGTAGTACTTCCGATAAATATAGTCGAACTGACCGGGGAAATCTTCAGTGACTAAGATTTAGGCTCCTTACATGCTCTACTTACTCCACATTCTAAATTTATAATCATTCTTGTAAGTACGCATTGACTTCCTAAATTATGCTTAAGTGACCTGCGATTAAGTCATGGATAACCTCCATCGCTTGAGTTTCTCCATTAATGCATCTTTCGTCTTCGCTCCGTAATGGTAAGCATAACTTGCGGCCCTATTTAAGAAACTAGGAGAATATTTTCCTGGATTTTTCATAGCTAATGTTAATAGTTTCATTATTGGCCTGATAATTACTATTTTTCCATCGATTGAGAAGTCATAATATTTTGAGCCGATCTCAGATTTCTATGAAACTTAGAAATCAGGATCCTGTTTCAACGCCCAACCTAATCCATGAACTATGGGTTATGCCTGTTTACGTGCACCTTAATGTGTATATATATGTTATTTGTCGGCATAAGACAACATAGTATCCACCATCAATGCAGAGATATTGCACTGGCATGAAGTTTTTGCTTTATCATCTCCGTATACTCTCGCTGCTTGTCCATATCCTAGACGTTATTAACTTATAAATATCTATAATAAGTTTCTTGCGCTATTACCAAAAGTTGTTTATATAGTAAATCCTGAGGAAGTGGTCCCAAACACTTAAACTTTACCTCGGAATTATTAAAATGGGAAGTAAGTAATTTTGGATTTTGGTAATACATATTCTCGCAGCTGTTAGGGTTTCAGTCCTAACTGAGAGCATATGCTTGTCATGTCTCCGTATTCAAATAGTATATCAACTAACGAATGATCTACTAATTACATGAGCTAAGCACTTTGATGGCAATCCCAACAAGCTCCATCGATAGTAATTGTACATGCATTTTTCATGCCTGTACCGCATTATTAGCACATAACTTGCTATCGATCTTATTTTAATGCGTTTGCTATCTAAGGAACAGATTTACCTAGAACGTGATACTGGGGGAATGCTTACTTAAATGCTCGTAGTAAACAATCATTCACAGCTCCAGCTATCACTTTGTATTATTAGCTCGGATTTATTATGCCTCGGGGTTTTCCTTATT